CTTGAGGAGACGCATCACTTCACCTCCAACACGACAAGCTCGACTTCGCGGGTGGCGTAGCGGATGTACTCGAAGTTCAACTCATAGGTTCCGAGTTCGCGGTAGCCGTGCTGACCGTCGAGTCTGGAGATGCGAATGACTGCGCCACAGCGGTCAGCGCCGAGACTGTCGCTGAGGATTCGGTCCCAGCTTCCCCAGCTGGGTGCCTGGCGAGCGCCTTCGATGGTGATGCGCATGGCTACTTGGCCTCCTGGCGGAACGCCCGCTCGCGGAGCATCTCGACGCGGAGCGTCCCGCGGCCCATGAGCATCTTGCGAGCCTGACGGCGGGTGCGGAGGGTGTAGGTGACGCCGAGCTTCTCGGCCTCGGCGAGGAGGAGGTCGACCTTCTCGGCGATCTCCTGGTTGCGGGTGGTCTGCGGCAGGGTCGTGCTGGTCATAGTCACAGCTCCTTTGGTCTAGCGGTTGATGGTGATGAGGTGGTTGGAGATCGAGATGCGCTTCTGGGCGACGAGGAGGGAGATGAGGCCGTTGTAGGTGTTGAGGGACATCTGGCCCATGAGGTGGGCGTAGAGGACACCCGATGGGACTTCGCCGAGGGCGTCGATCGCCTCGTAGAGGGCGTCACAGGCGAAGGTGATCGCCTCTCGCTTCGCCTCGACCGTGTTCGTGTTGTGCGGCTGTGTGCTCATAAGCCCCTTTCTTCTCCGCGGCTTGCGTTCGGTCGCGCCGCCGACGGGGGCGGGGGAGGGGGGCGCAAATCCCTCGTCTCGACGTGTGTGGTAGGCTATCAAGCATGGGTGCCAAGGCAGGTCCACAGGCTCCTCCGCCCACGGCGAAGGTGACGCCTAAGGTCAGGGCGTTTCTGGAGGTGATTCGCAAGAATGTGGGCATCGCGCACAGCGAAGCAGCGAGATTGGTGGGGTATAAGAATCCTCGGGCTCATGCGTGTTTGATCAAGAAGAAGCATCCGCAACTTGTTGCAGAGGCTGAGGGAGAAGCTGTAAAGCTGTTGAAGGTGTCGAGCGAGGAGGCTGAGCAGATCGTGGCCCAGATCGCGAGAGACCCTACGCACAGAGACCGCTTGAAGGCAGCAGAGACCTTCTTGAAGATGCACGGCAAGCTCAGCGACAAGCTCCAAGTAATCGTGGACCGCCCCACGCTCAACAAGCAGCTCGACGAGCTGATCGCGTCAATGGCTACAGCTCGCGCTGTCGAGACCCTGGTAGCCCTCCCCAACAACACAGAGCAGGCTGAGCAGAAGCCTAGCTGATAGTTGGGGTAGCGCTCAGCTCGTAGATGGGGCTGCGCTCGTGCTCGCCTCCCCCGCGTGCCGTGTCGCGCCAGCCTCCTACCACCACGCTACAGCCACACGGCGGATCTGCGCCCAGCGCGCTGGCCTGAAGTGCCGGAATCATCCGGCCTTGAAAGGCAGTGAACAGTGGACAACGTGACGATCGTGATCAAGTCGGCGGACGGCAAGGTGTTGCACACGGAGACGGCGAACCTCCGCACCTTCTCCTCGGGCAAGACGGGTTTCGGCGCGTACGGCAAGGTCGCCCTGCCGAACGGCGACCGCGCTCAGCTGAGCTTTAACCTCGTCAAGATCGCGGCCAAGTAGCACGCCGCGCCGACCAGCCGCTCCCCGCGTGGGGGGCGGCTTTCGCTTTGTCTGCTCAGGATTTGCGCTGGCCCCCCCGCCCGGCCCCCGGAAGTGGTGGATTTGCGCCCAGGCGTTTGGGGGACCCACCGCGCAACCTACCCTACTTTCAAAAACCTCTCCCCAACTTCTCCATCAAAGGGCTTCGCAGAATCACCACATCCTCGATCGGTGTCCACCTCGATAGCGCTTGGCTATTTCCCCCGGCTTCCGACCCGTCTCCTTGAAGAACTGATCCGCCACCTGCTTCTCAGTCGGCTTTGTCTTCCTTGGACTGCAGAAGATGAACGCCTTCTCGATCAGCTCCAGCCGCTTCTCATCCGACAACGCCAGCGAACCGTCCGCGCTCCTCGACGGTCCCGACGCTCTTCGTTTTCTCACCACCTTCTCGCCTCCAGCACGAACTCCCCCTCCCTCTCCTCCACCGAGAGCTTGACCAGCTCCCTCCCTCTCCCACCACCAGTCGACTCGTAGTAGACCCACACCGCGGCAACGTCCGGGAGATCCCCCATGTACTTCGTCGGCTTGGGCTCCATCTTGATCCTCCCCAACTCGTTGCGAACCCACCTTCCGCGCCGACACGGCTTCAGCCTCTCCAGCGCCTCCTGCGCCAGGAGCCCGACCGTGGTGTCCGGCTCCGCCATCGAAGCCCCCCAGTCGATAGAACAGCCTTCTGGTAGAAGAATGATGCTCATGGCTTCTCGCTTTCAGGTGATGGAGGTGAGGGGGATCGAACCCCCCGTCCGGGGAGGGCTAGTGACCACCCCAGATCCGCCAGGGACCCCCACCTGTGTACAGCACGCTGTCCGTTGGGGGGAGGTAGCCGCGGCGCGAAGCGCCAAGCGGCGCGGAGGGGGGATTAATATCCCCCCTACGTAGGGGGGGGTACGGGGGGGGATCCGGGACGGAAATAAATACCCCCCCTCAGTCACCGAAATCCTCCTGCGGACCCACCGGGGGGCTGTCGTCGAGGGGGTTCTGGACCCCCTCCCCCGGCTTGTAGACCCCCTTCGGCCTCCCAGCTTTCCCCGTCACCTGCTCCTCGTACTTGAGCCTCGCCTGCCGGACCAGCTCGTCCAGTGCCTCCTGGACCGCGTCCTTCCGCTTCTTGACCACCTTCTGCAGCTCGCCTGCGCTCGCCCCCCTGTCCCCGACCAGCTCGACCGCCCGGAGCAGCATCTCCTTCAGGTTCCCCGCCGCCTTGTCCCGCTTCACGTCCCCGCCCCTGCCAGGGATCACGGGGCCGATGTCCAGCACCTCGTCGGCTGTGATCGCCACCTCCTCGATCCACTCGATGCGCGACACCCGCTTCGGGTCGGCAGGGTCGCCCACGATCCGGTAGGTCAGCGTCGGTGGGATCAGGCTGAGCGAGGACTTGTAGCTCGCCAGCGTGTTCGCCTCCTGCTTGCGCGAGTAGGCTGCGACCAGTCCGCTCCTCGCGGTCGCTGAGATCGCGATGCTCCCTCCCCCTCGGTACATCGCTCTCGGGTTCGTGAGGTTCTTGTTGAGGTGCCTCACGAAGACCACCGCGCTCTCCGTATCAGCCGCCAACGCCGCCAGTCCACCTACGACCTTCCGCGTCTCCGCATCCGAGTTGGGGTTGATCTCGGCGTCGAACATCGCAAGCCCAGGGTCCACCATCACGAGCCGTGAACGAGTCTCCTTCACCGTGGAGCGCAGCCTCTCCAGCCCAGACGGAAAGATGGGGAAGTCGATCAGCACGTTCACCCGGTCAAGATCCGCTCCCGCCGCTCTCAGCCTTGGAACGATGGTGTAGGCGATCGAATCCTCCACCGAGACGACGAGCGAGTTCATCTCGGGGTGGGGCACCGTCTCGAAGGGCATGGCTCGCGCAGAGGAGAGCCTCGACATCAGGTCGAGGACGATCGTGGTCTTCCCCACTCCAGGATCTCCATCAAGGATCGTGAGACACCCGAAAGGAATCCGGTTCGTCCACAGCCAGGGGACCTGCTCCTCCTTCACCTCCGAAGCGCGCTTGTACTTGTAGCCCTTCGACGTGGCAGGCGCGGACAACGTGGCCCCGGTCGCCACCTTCGGTGCAGTGTGCTGCACGTAGTCGTACGCAAATCCACTGTCGGGCTTCTCGTAGTCGTGGAGGAGATCGAAGTGGTCACGCTCCTCCTCCCGTTCACGCTCCGCTGCTTCGTCACGGAAGATGGCCCGCTCGTCAGCGAACTCTAGCTCTAGCTGGTCGAGAAGAGGGCTAGGAACCTCGGGCTTCGGTGCGGTATCCTCAGCGTGCTGGCTCAAGGCTCACCCCTTCGAGTCGGAAGTCCTGGCCCCGGTCGGTGGCACGCGCCGGGGCTGGGCATTTTCAGCCCCCCAATAATAGGCTTCGCCGCCGGAAAAAGCTATACTCATTTTTGTGCCGCCGCCCACCTTCGAGGAACTCCTCAAGGATCCCACCGCTCGGGACAAGCTCACAGTTCCGCAACTCCAACAATTCATCGAGAAACTGAAGCAGCAAGCCGCAGGACTGGGAAGACCAAAAGGTCTCCCCGATTCCCCAGCTGACTTCGCCGCAAAACTTTCTGGGGGCCAGTGGCTCCACGCTCGTCACCTCGACTTCCTCTCCAACAAACTCGCGCTCCTGGAACAGCGCAAGCTCAGACGCCTCGTCGTCTCCATGCCTCCACGCCACGGGAAGAGCCTCCTCATCAACACCTACTTCCCGGCGTGGTGGCTGGCACGCCATCCCAAGGACAACGTCATCCTCGCAGGCTACGGCGAGACCTTCGCCCGCAAGTGGGGCGGAGCGGTCAGGGATCTCATCCTCTCCAACTCCGAAGAGCTGAACCTTCTCCTCAACAAGGAATCCACTGCAGCAGACGACTGGGTGCTCACCTCCGGTGGCAGCATGATCTCCGTCGGCGTCGGCGGCGCACTCACCGGGCGAGGCGCGAACCTCCTGATCATCGACGACCCCATCAAGAACGAGCAAGAAGCAAACTCCAACACCTTCCGCGATCGTATGTGGGACTGGTGGCAAGCAACCTCCTCCACGCGACTCGAACCTTTCGCCTGCGTCGTCGTCGTGGCAACGCGCTGGCACCAGGACGACCTGATCGGACGGATCACCGCCAACAACGACGGCTCCTGGGAGGTGATCAACCTTCCCGCGCTCGCGGAGGAGAACGACGTTCTCGGGCGTCTGCCCGGCGAGGGTCTGTGGCCCGAGCGCGTCGATGCCGACCCCGAGCTGAATTACGAGGTGAAGCAGAAGACCTCTGGCCCCTACTGGTGGTCGGCGCTCTTTCAAGGCAGACCATCGCCGCCTGGCGGTGGCGTGCTGACGCGAGACGACTGGCGCTTCTACTCCGACCTCCCCACCGAGTTCGACCAGACCATCCAGGTCTGGGATCTCGCCATGAAGAACAAGGCCACCTCTGACTACACCGTGGGACAGGTGTGGGGGCGCAAGCTCGCGGACTTCTACCTGATCGACCAAGTCCGCGGCCACTTCGACTTGGCGCAGATCGAGCGCCACATGAAGATGCTCACCGTCAAGTACCCCCGAGCGCTCGCCAAATTGGTCGAAGACGCAGCCCTCGGCCCCGCTCTCAAGATGCGCCTGCAGCATGAGGTCTCTGGGATCATCCCCATCAAAGTCTCCGGGGGAGTCGCCGCCGCATCGAAGATGGCTCGCGCCCAGAACGTGGTCCCCTACCTCCAGGGGCACAACCTCTACCTCCCCGAGAACGCGGATGGCACCCGCGAGCAGTGGGTGTGGGACTTCATCGAGGAGTGCTCCCAATTCGACAAGGGAGCCAACGACGACCAGGTCGACGCCATGTCCCACGGCATCGCCTACCTCCAGCCCGGCGGCTGGCGCGACCTGAAGAAGGCACTCGCACAGCAAGCTGAGAAAGACGGCTCGAACATCCTGTCACCCGCGGACATCCAGAAGCAGTGGTTCTCCGCGAAGGTGAAGAAGGTCAGAGAGCGTGCCGACAAACAGTTCAACCCCCCACGGCGAGGGTTTAGGAGTTGGTGATGAGCAACGCGATCAGGATCTACGTCCACGGCGTCAAGAACGGGAAGCGCTGGCGCATCCGCTACAACTACCCCTCCCACATGAAGCTCTCCACCTGCCTCGCCAAGTCCGGGTCGCTGACCATCTCGGACATGGGCAGGATCAAGGGCGTCGGCTTCGAGGATGGAGCCCTCACCTTGCACGTCGGCCCTTAATTTCTCCCTGGGCCGTTTCGGGCCGAAGGCCCGTGTTGACAGCACGCTGTAAATTATGGTCCCATCTCTCTCAGCGAGGGAGCAGGCTTGTTCTTCTTTGGCCGTCGGGTCAGGATTCTTGAAAACCTGATCTCGTTGCAGCGCTCGGAGATCAGCGACCTTCGCGCAGCCATGCGCGACGAGCGCCTCGGCTTCGCCTCGGAACGCAAGGAGCTGCTGGACCGCCTCATCGCCTGCACACAGCCTGCTGCTCACAGAGAAATCCACCCTCGGGAGCCCATCAGTCGCGTGGGGCAGGTGATGAAAGAGATGGAGAAGGAGCAGCGCCCCAAGCGCATCCACTTCCCAGGCTACGTCAAGAGCTTCGCCCCACCTTATCCGGCAGTCCCACCCGAGTTCGACAAGCCTCGTCAGCGTCGTGAAGAGGAAACCCCCTCGTGAGGGCGCAGGACCGCTACCCGCAGCCTTCCTCACGATACGCACGGTTCCCCAAGTCTGAAGACTCCGACGCCGACATCATCGGCTTCCGCGACACCTTTTTCGCGGAGTTCCAAGCGTTCCGAAACTCCATCCTCTCCGACATCGCCAGGAACATCCTCTATAAGCACGGTCAGCAGTGGATCGAGCGGGACGACCAAGTCGTCACCGACGGTGCTCGGGGCTTTGCTTGGAGGGCGATGCAGGCAAACGCTGAGATCGAGCGCCCGATGCCGGTGGACAACCGCATCACGGCTGCGATCGACACCGAGTTCGCGACGCTCTCCAAGAGGCAGTGGCAACCGAAGATCCCCACTTACTCCCGCGATCCACGGAGGGAGGCGAGCGCCAAGGTCGCTGGGGAGATCTTGAAGGACCGTTTGCGGAAGCTGTTGTGGGACGACCTGCGAGACCAGTTCATCCTGAACGACATCTCTCATGGGACGGCGATCCTCAAGAGCTTCTGGAACGAAAGCTACTACGAGACGACGTGGATCTCCTCGCCTGAGGCGCTGCGGTGTCAGCAGTGCGAGCGCACGCTGTCGACTCCCCGAGTGCCTGCTGGGCTCGTGAACATGCTGCACGGTGGGCGGGTCGTCTCCCTCGACGACTTCAAGGAAGATCAGCTCGACGCCGAGCTGGAAAACTGCCCGATGTGTACCGGGCCGCTCGCCCCAGCAGACTTGGAGGAGCAGGAGTCCCGCGGCAAGGACATGTTCAACCGCCCGCTGGGGCACGAGGTGCCGAAGGGCAACACGGACCTGGAGGTCATCTCAGCGTTCGAGTATTACCCCCAGAACTCTGGGATCTACGTGTCGCCGCAGACGATCAAGCAGCACGGCATCTGCAAGGTGCGCTCGCTCGACTGGATTGAGGAGCACTTCCCGTGGCTCGAAGGGAAGGTCGACGCCGAGCCTCCCGAGGAGCTGCTGCGCTACCATCCCACGCTCGGGCAGTGGGATTACTTGGGCAGGTTCCATCCGGGTTGGGACAGCGGGATGTTCGACTGCCACGCTCGCGTCTTCGAGATGTACGCAGACCCCTCGTACCGTTACCCCGAGGGTAGAGCAATCGTCGTCGTGGGAAGGCGTCAGGACATCATCGCGGTCAACGAGCCGTTGGTGAAGTCGATCGTCGATGAGACGAGCGGAGAGAAGGTCTCAGTCCCCAAGGTCTGCATCGCGATCTCGGTGTGGAAGCCAGTCGAGGACGTTATCTGGGGGCGTGGTCTTCCATGCGACATCATCTCCCCACAGAACCGCATGAATGGCATCGACTCGCAGACGATCGAGGCGCGGGAGCGCATGGGCTCCCCCAACTTGATCATCCCCGAGGACGCTGACATTCAGGGGCCAGAGTTCGACGCCTCTTATGGGGTGGGCAAGCTGTTCCGCTACCAGCTCTCCGCCATCGCTCCGAACGCGAAACCGGAAGTCTTCGGCTCCATTCTGATGCCTTCAGGTGTGAACCAGGAGCGGCAGACCGCCGAGGACGCGATCAAGAAGATCATCGGCCCCGCCGACATCGAGATCGGAGAGGCCCCCAGGAACGTGACCACAACGAGTGGTTTGCAGATTCTTGGAGAGCAGGCAGAAAGGCGGCGTGGCACTAGGGAGCGCTCTATCACGAGCGCTTTCCAAAAGATCTGGGAACACCAGCTCCAGATGTTGTGGACGATGCGCGTCGACCAGGACTACTACGAGGACCGCACTCCAGACGGCTCGTGGGAGATCAAGCAGTACAACCGTTCTGCGATCGCTGGTCACACGAAGGTGGAGATCGAGAAGCAGGCGTACATCGACCGTTCCATTGTTCTTCGTGAGGCTTCTCGTGAGGCGCAGGTGGATGGGCTGTACGGCCCTCCCGATCAGCTCTCGCCGCTGGCGAGGAAGAAGCTGCTGGAGATTCGTGGGCTTCCCACGGACATCAATGAAGAGTCGAACCTCCAGATCGACCACGCGAAGCGGACGTGGGTGGACTTCAAGGACGACGGCAAGATCCCCGTCATCGACTGGGCGATCGACGACCCCAACATCTACTTCCAAGTCCTTGGGGCGATGCTCAAACAGGACGAAGGATTGCAGCTGTCACGTGAAAGCGGGTGGTTCGCCATCGTCGGGGATCTGACGGGTTGGGAAGACGAGCTGAACGCCATCGTGCAGAAGGACAGCGAGCTGCGCCAGATGTACCCCAACGAAGACACTGCGCCGCAGGACTACGCGAACCTGACGATGGCCTACCAGGAGGCGAAGGCTGCGTACGATGAGCAGCAGGCGGCTCAACAAGGGATGCCGGCGATGCCGGGGATGCCCCCGCCGCAGCAGATGCCTCCTCCACAGCCGCCACCGCCCCCGACGTTCGTCCCGAGGCAGATCGAGAAGCGCATCCTGTTGGTGTGGGCGTCGATGCTGAAGCGCACGGATTCACTTCTTCGGTGGACCGAGGAGGAAAGCCGCAAGCAGCTCAAGCACCCAGAGGAGCTTGCGAAGAAATGCGAGCACTACCTTCGTATGCGCGCCTACATCGAAGGCTACAGAACCTTGGGGGGTGGAGCGGGACCGACTCCGGGCTCGTTGCCTGAAGGCGTCATCCCGCCACCCCCTCAAACCGCTCCGCCCGGACAGCCCGGCGCGGCCCCGGCTGGGGCTCCTCCAACTGAGGGGTCGCCGCCGCTTCCCCCAACCCCACCCGTTTAAAGGAGCAGCATATGGCCGAGCCTGTCAAGAAGAAGCCCGCCACTCCGACGCCCGCCACACTCGAAGTGGACGTGCGCTCCGGTGAGCAGAAGAAGGCGAGCGAGGGTCAAGGGACTCACGAAGCGGTTGCCAAGGCAACGGAGCGCGAGAAGACGCTTCAGGCAACCGGCGCAGCGCGCCTCCAGGAGTCTGAGGCCAACAAGGGAGCCTACGGTGGGCTGGGGCTCTCGGAGCGCTCGCGTGCGGAGAGGATGGTCCGCAACGGAGAGGCGAAGGACCGGGACGAAGCCGCCGCGAAGATCAAGGCAGAGAAGGAGCCGAAGCGCCCGCCCGCCGCCGTGCAGGCAAAAGCGCTGGCAAAACCGTAAGGAAGGAGAGGTTCATGCTGGGGATGCATACGATGCCGGGTGGAGAGATGATGGAGGACTCCAAGATGCTGGGAGCCGCCGGGCAGGCGGAAGCCCTCGCAGCGGACGCCTCCATCCAGGAGTTCCACAAGAAGCTCGCGGCAGCTGGAGCGGCTGCGGCTCAACCCAAGTCGATGGGGATGGGCATGGGGGAGCTGGCCTCGGAGGGGCGTGCGGCTGCTCCTATGGGGTATTCGGAGGTGGAGCCCGACGACGCCGAGGACTTCTGATGGAGGATTCGCACACGCACGACTGCCCGCTCTGCGACGAGGACTTCGAGTGCGTTGGCTTGCACTGCGAGGACGAGAAGAGCATGGTGTGCGCCGACTGCGAAGAGCCTGAGGAGAAGGGCAAGTGAAGATTATCTCCTGTAGTCACTGCGGTGCCAGGAAGATCGGGCCGAAGAGCGGGCAGTTCCCCAACGGAGTGCCTGTCGTTTTTGGCAGGTGGACTGGGCGGTCAAACGCAATCGTCGTGAAGTGTCACCGCTGCACGAATGCGATGAAGCTCACCGCGGTCGATTTCAACCGTCTCCCGGTTGCGACCCCGGAGGAGCTGAAGGAATTTGGCCTTTCGCCTCAGCTTGCTGTACAGTAGCCACAACCTGAACGGGACTACCCCGTGAGAGGAAAACGCGATGCCTGACGATTTCGAGCCTGACGTAGCAACCGGCGGAGACGACGGCGAAGCACTGCCTGATGTCGACGACGGTGCTTCCCCCGAAGGTGACCCGGCTGAACCTGGGGGAGACGGACCTGCCGAAGGCGCACCCGGATCTGATGGAGACGATCAACCAGATGGTGAGCAGACCCCTGCCGCAGGCGGCAGCGAGAAGCTCAAGAACTTGCTGGCGAAGTACGGCGGCGACCCCGACAAGATGGTCAACGCCTACTGGGAACAGGCCAAATCCATCAGCGCGATGGACAAGAAGCTCGATGCGCTGATCGACACGGTCAACAGCAAGCATCTACCACCCGAGGAAGAGGCGAAGCTAATCGCCGACGACCCCGACGTCAGAGAAGTGGGTGCCGAGTTGGCATCTCTCGATGCCGACGCAAAGAACCTCGATGCGGAGGACAAGCAGCTGGTCAAGCAGTACGGCCAGTTGGAGACGCTGCTCAAGCAGTTGGAGGCGAAAGTAGAGTTCGCCCCCGACGACATCACGAAGATCGAGCTGAAGCGAGAGATCGCGGAAGCGAAACGAGAGCAGCGCGACGTTGGAAGAGACTGGCGGAACAACCAGGCGAACCTGAAGAACCTGAACCGCCAGATCACCAACTACGTCCGGCAGTACCGCGAAGCCGAGATCCGAGCGAAGGCCAAGAGGGAACAGGCAAAGAAACAGGAGTGGGATACCCGCGCTGCGAGCGAGGGCACGCGCAAGGAGTTCACGAGCGCCATCCGGGCTGAGGTGGAGAGCTACGGCATTGCTCTCGACAGCAAGACCTATGGGGTCTTGCAGCAGTCCGTGCGTGACCGGCTGGTCACCTATCTGAGGTCGTTGGAGTCGGACGCCGAAGGGATCGACGTTCAAGGTGCGGTCAGCATCCTCGTCAAGGAGTACGCTGACGTGATGAACTTGAAGAAGAAGTTCAGCACCCTCTCCAAGCAGAAGGCTGGCGTGACTGGAAAGCCTACGAGCATCCTCGATGCGAAGCGTGAGGGGAAACCCACTACCGACAAGAACGGTGCTTGGACGCCGCAGTACGTCCGTGAACGGGCGAAGCGGCTTCTGGGCTAAGTTCCAGGAGAACCTCTCATGGCCGGTGAATTTCAGAACGCAGGGGTAGCGATCAAGACCGTCTACCCTTCCAAGGCACTCGAACCGATGATCAACGAGGAGGCCCCCTTCCGCGCCAAGCTCTCCAAGAGCATCCCCGCGGGCGGCAAGGTCTCCGAGGGCGACGTCAAGTTCAACGGCATCCTCGCGCTGCCGCAGAACGTCGCGCAGATCCAGGACGGCGACGACCTGCAGAACGCAGGCGAGCGCTCGGAGGTGCAGTTCAACCTCCGTCCGACGATCTTCACCGCCACCATGAACATCGGGTGGCTCACGCGCAAGGCGATCAACTCCAGCAAGAGCGGCTTCAACGGGGGCGAGGTGCGACGTCGCACCGAGGAGACCGTCGGCAACCTGGGCAAGTTCATCGAGTCGCAGTACGTCGGCTCGTACGGGAACGGCGCTCGGGCCTTCGTCGAGACGAGCGCTGTGGGCTACCTCCAGCTGAGGAACCCCGAGGGCATCAAGCTCATCCGGCAGGGCATGAAGGTCTCGGTGCGCGTCGGCACCGCGATCGGCACGGTGCGTGACGTCACGCTCGACGCCATCCGCGTCGCCAGCGTGAACCCCGACAACCGTCGGATCACCCTCACGGGCGTGGCTGACCACACCGCAGGCGCGACCGTCGTGGCCGACGACATCCTGATCGTCACCACGAAGGCGTCGCAGACGATCACCAACGTCTTCGCCAACTCGCTCCGGTCGCTCGTCGACGACGGGACCGTCGCGCAGTTCATCCACGGCGTCGACCGCACGATCGCGGGCAACGAGCGGCTGAAGTCGTACGTCGACTCCAACGCCGGAACGCCCCGCGACCTGACGGAGCAGATCCTGATCAAGGCCAACCACGCGATCCGCGAGGGCGTCGGCAAGCGCCCCACGGACATGTGGTGCGGTCCTGGGCAGTTCCAGAAGTACATCGACTTCGTCGCGCCGGATCGGCGGAGGGCAGTGCAGGGCGGGACGTACGACAAGTCCACCGGCTACAAGTCGGAGGACGAGTTCGTTCACTACGCACCCGGCGTCGCGCTGAAGATGAACCTCAGCTTCGACGTCATCCCCCGCGAGCTGTTCCTCATCTCGTGGGATTCGATGTTCCACTACCTGGCGCAGGAGATGCAGTGGGTCGACGACGACTCGATGCTCCACCTCGCGCTCGGGACCGGCGGCTCCAACTACCGGGCGCGGTGGGACTCCTTCATGTCGTCGTTCGAGAACATCGGCTGCGATATGCCGAGCGCGAACGGCGTCATCCGCGACCTGAAGGCTCCCGACATCGGCGACGTCTAAGGTCTGAAGTTCACCTGCTTGGGGGGCTTCGGCCCCCCAGGCAACTCGGTCTAGCCGAGACTTGGAGGACGAAAGATGGGACGCTACGGAACGACGAGACGGCACATCGCGGAGGGTGCGATTGCTCCCGGCAAGCTGCACGCAGCGCTGCGGGACAACAGCTACCTCTACGAGCCTTTCAACACGCAGATCCAGGCGACGGACGTGGACGGCTTCTCTGCGCCGACGGGGGCGACGGGGGATCTCAACTTCCTCCACACCAAGAAGGCCAGCCACCTGTACGCCATCAAGGGTGCAGGACAGACGCTGGTGGCTCCGCAGATCGACGCAACGAACGGCGGGCTCCTTGCGGGGCTCGACGTCGTGGCAGCGGAGGGCGTCGAGTACGTCCCCGGCTCGATGCAGACGAACAAGAACCCCCTCTCGCTGACGATCGGCACCAACCCCGACAGCTTCATCAAGCTCGTCGCTCGGCTGGGCACCGTCGCCAACGGGGCGGAGGTCGCGGTCGGCTGGCGGAAGGCCGAGGCGCAGCAGGCGCTGATCGACGACTACGACGAGGCTGCGTTCCTCAACGTCCAGGCGGGAAACGTCTTCACCGAGACGATCCTCAACAACGCCGCGACGGTCTCGGCAGACACCATCATCAACGCGGTCAACGCGGTCAACTTCACCCTCGAAGTCCGCACCAAGGGACGCTACGTCGAGTTCTACGTGAACGGGGTTCGCAAGCAGCCCGCGGCGGCACAGTTCCGCTTCGACGCAGGCGAGATCCTGGTGCCGTTCATCCACTTCCTGCAGGGCGCGGGGGGCACGACGCTCCACTTCGTCTCGCTGGAGATCGGACGGATGCCCGACGTCTACGACTCGCTGGTCTCCAACTAAAGCCTGCGATGGAGCTGAGTGAGTGGGCGTCCGACTTTGACCTGGAACAAGCCCAGGTTGCGCCCAGCTTGCTGCCCAGTGGTCGGGTGCCGATTAGAGACTCCTTCTATACGGCACCCGGCTACCGGGAAATCGGGATGTTCTACTCGTGCGTACCCGATCCCGCGTACCCGTGGGACCCCAAGATCGTTCGAGAGATTTGGAAGTGGGCACCTGACGCAGTCCCGATGTGGGTGCATTGGGTCTTTCTCAGTCCCCAAGAAACCGGCAACCCCAAGATCGAGATCTTCGGCAGACACGCGCTCGGTCGGGTGATCAAGAACCGCCGTGGTTCCTTGGAGCCCATGCGTGTTCTCATGCCGACGTTCCCCTGCCAGGGGTTGACGTTCGAGAAGCCCAACGACATCTGGTTCATTCACCAGGGGCCGATGGGGCTTCACAAGAAGTACAAGGACTTGCCGGGAGACTACCTCCCGTTCGATTCGGATCTGGTGATGAAGGTCGCGGAAGCCTCGCAAGGCTTCAAGATGACAGAGGCGGAGTACCGGGCGCACCTGACTAAGGTGATGATCACGGACCCCATCAAGAGGGAGCTTGCACGAATCGCTGCGTTGAAGGCGGAACGGGCATATGCTCGTGGGGACGTCCTCGAATATGTCGATCGCCAGTACGAGAAGGTCGGAGACCAGGAAGCGCTCAACCACTACCGCGGACGCGGGCATGGCGGGCGTGAGAAGAAGCCGATGGTCGTAGTGGGGTCTACCCCCTAAAGGAGAAAACGATGGCGACGCAGACCACACCCTACATCCCGCAGTTCGGTTACCAGCCCCGGAGCTTCTCGGTCCACAACGCGGGAGACGAGGCGGTCTCGGTGCGCTTCGCCGGGCTCGCGTTCACGTTGCCTCCGGTGGATGCCTTCTCGCACAACCCCGCGATCTTCGCGGATGGGGCTCCGATTCCGGGCACCCTCTCTCTCGCTGACGCCTACACGTTCGACGCGAACGGCCAGATCCCGCCCCAGGGTGGTCAGCCCAACTGGTTCGCCGCAGAGGCGGTGAAGCACATGTTGGGCATCGACTCGCAGGGGATCGCGACGAGCGCGTACGCGAAGCGTGGGCTCAGCGTGCTGCCTGACAAGCCGTCCCGTGAGGTGGTCGAGCAGATCAACCTTGCAGGCAGAAGCCGCTATCTCACCTTCCTCGTGGAGTGGGCGCAGTACACGGTGATGGCGTGGCAGGACCAGGCCGAGCGCTCGCGCCGTGCGGGCGTCCCAGCGCTGTCGCCTGGCCCCGACTTCTACAAGGCGTCGATCATCATCGAGCAGCACAACAAAGAGATGAAGGCCAAGCTGGGCTACGCTCCTCGGGTCGCGGAGGTCGAGAACCTCGACGACGACCTGGAGTTCCAGACCTACGCGATGGCGGAAGCGCTCGCGCTCGCGAAGGGGATCGCCCAGGAGAAGGGCATCAGCGAAGTCGAGCTGGCCGAGAAGATGATGGAGAACCCGCGGATCCGGCTCCAGCTCCAGAAGAAGTACAGCATCCGCAAGCGCGGGCATCTGGAGCAGCCGGTGGTCGGTGAGGACGTAACCTAGTCCGAAGGAGGTGGGGTGCCTTACGCACTGGTCGATGACCTGCTCCGGGATGTCGCGTCGTACTACGACGACACGGACGCGAACATCTACACCATACCTTCGTCAAAGCTGAGCCGCTACCTTCACTACGCTCAGCGCACGATCGACGAGATCGTCAACTACAAGCCGTGGCCCTGGAAGATGGCGTACGCGCCTGTCCAGTTCAACGTCACCCCCGCGAACGGGCGTGAAGCACCGCTGCCTGCAGACTTCGCCAACGTAGGCCCGAACGGGGCGCTCTTCGACTCCACTGGGGAGCCTTGGGCGGAGATCGACTTCCGCAACATGGTCGCTCTCATCGCGGCGAACCGAAACATCACCCGCCACTACTTCTGCGTGGGGCGGCGGATCGCGAGCATCAGCACAGGCGTGGGGGACGGCGGTGTCATCGAAGGTGAAGAGCGGGGCCTTTTGATTCCTGACCCCAACAACACGACGACGTTCACGCTCTTCTACGAGACGTCCCCCCCGTTGCTTACGCTGGCAGCGCCGATCCCGATCCCAGAGTCGATGCACAACTGCTTGCTGTTGGGGACGGTAGCGAAGCTCCAGGAAGGCAAGGCAGACCCCCGCGACATCTGGCGGGCCGAGTACGTGAGCGCGCTCGCGAAGCAGGTCGCGACGCTGATGCCGCTGGCGTCGAGAGTCAAGCAAATGCCCATGTCGAGTGGGCGGAGGATGTGGTGATGAGCAAGCTGCGCGTGGGGGCCTGGGGCCTTCTTCTTCTGTTCGTTGCGCCGTTTCTGTTCTCCGCTGAGATGCAGAAGAGCGCGAACTTCTCCTATCACTTCGACGTCGACTCAGCGACTTCGACCTACGTGCGGATGGCTGGTCAGAACGGGGATCCATTCGGTGGGTCGATAGCGGGGCCGGGAACGGTCAAGACCGTCGCAGGACCGACTACGGCTGTCGTCGAGAACGTGGTGGGAAGCAACCCCTTCAGGGACGTCGGGGTGGGCGACGTGATCGTCGTCTCTCGGACTACGAACGCTCGGGATGTGGTGGTTGTCACTGCGAAGGCTTCGGACGCTGCCATCACGGTGGATCCGGCTGTCACATGGGACGCGGGCTTCGCCTGGAGATGGTGGGATTCACAGAGCGGGACGACCGTCAACGACGGTTGGATCAGCGTCGGCAGCGGCTCACTGATCGGGGTGACCGTCCAGTACGAGCAGGGGGATCTCGATGCGTTGAAGGTACGCTTCGAGTGCAGGGGGGATTGGCTGGGGGCGCAGCCCGTTGTGCTCTACCCAGGAGAGTCGAGCGACTGCGGGCCGGGGGGTACGCTGGCCGCTGGTTTCTGCGAGTTCGCGACGCCTGGGATCACCGCGAGGTTTTCGATCACCGACACAGCTCCCATCTATTCTTCTTGCAGGGTTTCGCTCTCATTCAAGACGACGGACGTGTCTGACGTTGGGGCAAACCTGGAACGCATCGTCGCTGCGGTCACCGTTGGGAGCTTCAGATGAAGCGCTTGGTGATTGTCCTCAGCCTGCTGGGAGGACAGCTGTTCGCGCAGGACTCTGGGTTGAGCCAGCGGCCTGCAGCCAGCGGCGGGATCGCCGGGCCACCCGGCCCGGGCGTCTCCTTCCCGCTGCTCGCTCCGGCTGGCACGGCTGCTGCGCCTTCATATAGCTGGAGCGGAGACACGAACAACGGGATCTACAGCCCCTTCGCGGACGCGATGGACTTCGCAACCGGCGGCGACGCGCGGCTTCGCATCGCTGGAAACACGATCACGATGGACGGCGCGACGGGCACGAAGTCGATGCGGATGAAGTACACGCAGGGCGGCTCGCCCTACGGCGAGATCGCCATGACCGCGAGTCGCATCCTCACCGTCGGCATCGGCGACTTCAACGCCGCGATCATCACATTCGACGGCACGTCGTCGAACGGGACAATCTCGTTGGGGCTGGCCGGGGCATCGCCGCCGTCGCTGATTCGGGTGGGCAATGGCGGGACGCTGGGGACTGTCACGCTCGGCACCACGAACGACGACGGCTTCCAGTTCGCGACAGGAGCCACGGCGATCTACTCCAGCGGCGCGATCAAGAGCACCTTCACCTCGGGCGCGGGCCAGACGGTCGAGTGGC